TACTACAAACTGGAAGGCAAAATAACCTTCCGGCAACTAACGTCTAAACCAGCGCCGCCACCACGGCACAGGGGCCGGCGGCAACGGAACAGGCACAGGACGAGGCGGCGCAGGAACAGGCGGCTTAGGATCAACACACGGCGGCAACGCCACCGGCTGAACATGCTCCTCAACCAGAGCGCGCATGAAACCAGCCTCGCCAGTAGCCCACGCATAACGCTGAGCCAACCGCGAGTTCATCTGACGGGCCTGACCCACCCAACGGCGAGTACGCCAATCATTACCCTCATGCGTGTGCCACAAATGCAGCAGATCATTATCGGCCAACTCGTGCGGGGCATACAAAGTGTCCACAGCCCGCATAAACGAGGCATCCTCGCTGCCCCAACCCCTAAACCTCGGGTCGAAACCGCCAGCAGTGAAGAAAGCCTCACGAGGCATGATCTGCATCATCGCCCCATACTGGTGGCCGTAATGATGCGAGCGGCCAGGCTCCAACCAATCCTCGGGCGGCGGCGACTTCACACAGAAACTCGCATGCGGATTAGTCCGCAGCAACTCCAACGTCACCTTCTCGTTCAAACGATACAAACCGTGATACGGCATATACCACAAACGCTTACCGGCAGCGACAGCCGACTCAATGTTGTCCGCACACTCCTGAACAGCATGAGCATCCATATAGGCGTCAGCATCAAGGATGACGAACACCCGGCCACGCGCCCGAGACGCCGCATCATTCACCGCAACAGACTTAGAGAACGGCGTACCGCCATCCCAACCCTGCACAACCTCAACAGACGGCAGATGCTGCGCCCAATACTTACGCAACCAATTCCACACCCGAGTCCGATACTCCCCATTATCCCGAAACGGAACAAGCAGAGAAATCTGAGGACACGGGCCATCATTAGGCTCAGGCTCAGGACGGGGCTGCGGGCGAGGGCGGGCGCGACCAATCGCAACCTGCAAAACCTCCCACAACTCCTCAATAATCCGCTCCACAATGTCATGCGGAGCTTTCCACATCTCACCGAAATGCGGATGAGTGCCGAACACGCTCGCATAATCGCGGAACTTGAAATCGCCGCCCTCTTGCACGGCCTGGGGGAAAATCTCGGCCTGGCGGGGAATGCCATACGAATCGGCGACAATCAAACCATGCAAGCTGGAAGAAATCACACGCTTGCACCGGGCGATCTCGGCGATAACCTGATCCGGCGGCTGCTGCGGATCAATCAGATGGCCGTGCGGGAACCGCTTAGCCAACGTCTTATCCGACCAATGCGGAACAATGCCCAACTCATACTTCGCCACCGGCTGCGGCACAAACTTCGACACCAGCAGGCCAGGATCGCCCAACACCACCTTGGTGTGCGTCGGCAACCCCTTGACCCGCTCAGCAGTCAACTTGCCGCGCAACGCCAACACACGCGCATTGGACAGATCAGCGCGAGTCTCCTCACGCAACTGCCCAATACCGCAAACAGTGCCAGACCAGCCCTTGGGGAGATGCTCAAGAATCGAACCGACCATGACGAGGTCCGCATCAGCGGGAGCACCCCAATCGGCATCGACATCAAGCTGCCTCATCAGGAACCAGTTCAACTCGTCCCCGAAGTTAGGCAGCCGCCGCCAAAAATACACCTTCCGCATTGTTCCCCTTATAAGAATTTGAATTACCTAGACAACTGACAACCTCGACACCTCGCCGGCAGCCAGCAGATACACCAGGCCGCCGCGCTTAGAATCACCACCGTGGGTCTCGCGGAACCAGTCGCTGCCGCAGTCGAAGGTGGGGGAAGAAATGCGGACACGATCACGAGTCGTATCCAACTGGTAAGTGTGAATATGCCCATGCTGAAGCACCTGGGAATGAGCCGGATTCTGCTTATTCAAAGCCTGCTCACTCCACCACTTCATGCCCTGATTACGCGGCCACTGATGGCCGTGAGCCACCGTCACCACAGAATCACCCACCGGCACCGTCATATGCCCGCTCCACTTATCGGGAACACGCACCTCGACATGGGAGTAAGCGTCGGCATTCATCTTCAAAGCGTCATCCACAGCGATAGCGCACTCCGTAGCCCAACCATCCCCGGGAAACGTGTTCATATTGCGCTGCGCCTGGTCATGGTTGCCGTTCACGACATCCAGGTACACCTTGTCGGTCAGCGGGGCGAAAGCCTGCACCGTGTGCATCAGCAGCCGGCGAAAGATGCGGGTCTGCTCAGGAACGGTCTGTTCAGTCAGCCAGAAGTTCTTGCCATTCTGGGACACGTCGCCTTCAATGCAGTCGCCGGGGAAGCACAACTGCACGCCCTCAATGCCGTGCCGGCGCGAAGACTTGAACTCATCAACCGCGCGGTCAACCGACTCAAAGAAGAACTTGACGATCTCCTCAGTCGAGCCATCGCGGCTACGCTTACCGATCTGCAAGTCACCCGCCTGGTACACAAACCAGTGCAACCCCCCAGCGGGCGTCTCAGCGTGTTTCTTCGCCTTCCGCACCTGGGACACCAGATCGTCAATATCGACCGGCTGCGCCTTAGCGAGAAGGCGATACGAGTAGGTAGAGAGCACCCGCCCGTCCACCATCTCGCGGTGAGTCACCCGAGCCGGCCCATCCAACACGAAAGCGTCAGAATCATGCCCGAAAAGCTCCAGAAGCTCCGTAGCGTTCTCAGGCTGCCTCTCCAGCACCCGAGCCTGCGTGTAATTCCCCTGGCCGTCGAACGAAGTAGAAGACTCAGTCACTTCCGACGCAGTTGGCTGATTGAGAAGTTTCGCAAGCTCGCCCACGAGGACGCCCTTTCAGTCGCAGACACACCTAGCGTTTAGATGGTCCTTAAGCGCCGTCAAACCAAACGGACGCCCGCCAGAGGCGGCACAAATCGCACCGAACAGATCGGCCCGACTACGATCAACAGCGGCACGCTTAAACGCCCGCTTATCCTCGGCATCCAAGCCGTCATGCCACACACCCACAACGCAGCTAGCCATGAGTCTTCCGGCGCGCAATCTCCCGATCCAGATACCAGCGCGCCTTGGACAAATCCTCAATCGCATCATTCTTCAGATCGGCGCGAAGGATGTACTTGACGGCATTACCCAAGCAAAAATTCATGTGCTCAGTTATCTCGATGACCTCAACCCCGCTGGGGTGCTGCGTGTAGTGCGGAGGATGATTCACCATGTCAGGCTTGACCTCGGTCATACCGGCAGCCATGCGTGCAGCGTTAATCGACATCAGTTCCCCTGATTTAGTGTTCTGCCGGTAACCACCCGCTCCAGGGGCAGTTCCCGCGCCCTCAGAATCGCGACAATGCGCTGAAAGTTCTGTTCCTCATACCAGTCGGAGGAGCCGCCACCGCCATCGCAGTGAGTGCCGCCCAGCCACGAATACGGGCGCGGATAACCGCACTTACACAGCATGCGAAGACCCTTCATAGAGGGGGAAGGAAGAGGTGGACGGCCCACGCGAGCGCAAGTGCCGCGCGCCTACCGGTCGGCCATTTAAGGACCGCCCACCTTAGTGGGACGCTACTAAGACCGCCTTATGGCAGGAGCGCCCCAAACCAACAAGCCACCGCCCAGGCGGTCCTTTTTTCGTGCAGCGAGCCGCATAGAGGACTTGAACCCCTTACCTGCAAATTACTAGTTTGCTGCTCTACCAGATGAGCTAATGCGGCCTAAATTCCCACATATTCGCAAAAACTCAATTTCCCCCCGCGCCAGGATACGAGACCACAAGGTCGATTCTGATACAGGAAAAAGGGTTTGGGTCCACGCCTCTAACGTCACTCGGCGCGGCACTCCCCGAACCAGTGACGGGGGAGCTTAAGTAAAATCCCGATATTTAGCGAGCGTCGGGACCGCGCATCGACGGGAATCTAGCAGCGCCCCGTGACTGGCACCAGAGGGATCGCCCTGATGACTTGGTGTCAAGCGGAGGATTCGAACCCCAACGGCAACCAGTTCACGCTGGCAGCCGTGCCCGTGAAAGCCCACAAACTCCCTAATCTGTGGTTCATTTCTTGACACCCAAGCTTCACTGACCGGACTTGAACCGGCACCCGCTGCACAGGATTGGTTACCGGCAGATGCTCTACCAATTGAGCCACAGTGAACCCGCCACCGCTTCACCCAGTGGCTAGTGCTTGGCGACTAACGGAAAACGCCAAGGTCCGCGCGGAATGAGTTTTGATTAAAACTGGTGCTATCCGCGTTCACCACCACTTAGGAGCAGATTCCACTAGGCAGGGGGTCTGCTAACCATCCATCCCGCCGTCGCGGGAACAGCACCCGACTTGCGCGCAGCCGGGGCAGAAGATGCGCCGCTATCCCAACGGACACAGCGCAACTATTTTGGAGATGGACGGGTGCTACCCGCCCCTCAGCCCTCTCCAGGGGGAGACTCAACATCCGCATGGGCTTCACGCTCATCACGTCGAACAAC